CTCTCGAAAAAATAATTGAACTACAATTTGAGCAGGAAGAAAAGGAGGAAACAAAAACAACCACAATCCGACAACTTTTTACTGTCAGTTAACTCTTATTTGTCAGCTTAAGTCTGATCCATTACACTTTAACCAAGTTGTGTGCTTGACGCAACTTTTCGTTAACATCGGGTGGAATTTTGGCAACGATTGTAATATATCCGTCGTCTCGTTCTTCGTCGTCAGACGACGGCGGAACGTCTGTGTTAAAGTTGCTCCAGTCGAACTCGGATAGTTTAATTAGTTCTTCTAGTTCGGGTAAATCGTAAGGCAACCCTACTTGAAGGGTATCTAGAGACTCAAATTCAGTCGCGATATCGGCAAGCAACCCCGCCAGTTCTATCTTGTCTGCTTCCCCTCTCGTTTCGTTAAAGATAATCGTTAATTTTTTTGCTTCTGCATCGGATAACCCGTGTATGACGTTAACATAAACAGTCTCGGAAAGTTCCTGTAACCTATGCTCCCCGTCGATGACCTCGTATTCCTCCTTAATGGTCGGATGGGGTCTAACAACAATTTCGATTAGCTGTCCGAAGGTTGATAGAGATTCTGCGATCGCTTCTTGTTGTCTTTGCGTCGTCTTATTGGGATTCCACTGGTTCGGATGCAACTTGCCCCGCTCTACTTTGACCCCTCTTTCTACTTGGTACTTTTCAACCGTCGTTCTAGCCATTGCAGCCGCTCTCCTAAACCTTTCGATGCTAACGGATTAATAATATCGTTTTCACAATAATCAAATGCTTTTAAATAATTTTCTCCTGCCAAGCATAATAAAGTGTTATTTCCGAATTGCTCTTTAATCTGACTGGCGACCTTAACTGCCCAGTCTTTCTTTTCGGATGCCGTCATTTTGTTTAACGTCAAATCGTAAGGCGCGATCGTTCTCGATGCCGAAATTAACCCATACTTGGCAGACAAAATATAAATCGGCAACCCGAACGATTTGGCATACTCTACAGACTTTTTAAACAAGGGAGAGCAATATAACTCTATTGCTTCCGTCGGATAATTCTTCTTTTGTTTGCAGCAAGCGACTAACGCAGCTACAGGTCTACTCATCCCAAACTATCCCCCTATTCTTCCAAAGCTTAGTTGCTTTTTCTTCTATCGTTTGCAGTGCTTGAATGTTCTTTTTTAGTGCGTGAACTGTCGCCGCTTTAGCACTATCCGAAACTGTATAACTCGGTATCTTTTTTATCCCCGCATTATTCGCCCTGCCAAACCTCAAACACTGCACCCAGCTAGACGAGTCCGAACTGTAACAAGGGTATTTTAATAAATATTGTTCGGTTGTAATGCCGAGTAGATGAATCTTTGGCATTATCCCCGTTTTTTGATAATGAGAAACGATAATACTAAAGCAGTATCCCAACCAAGTATCGAGTTTTTTAGGTTGAAAAACATAAGGAACTAATCCGCCCAACGCTGCGTAATCGTAATTTTCTATCGCTCGAATTAAATGACTTTTGTCCGCACCAAACGTAACGATAGGAATCGGATTTAACCCCATCGCTTCTAAGACTTTCTGATTCTTCCAAGACGCATCTTGATCGCCGATGACATCTAAGTTCATAAAGTGCAAAGATGCCATTTTATGTTCCCATCGCTTCTTAAAATCTAATGCCCAACGAGCATAATCTTTAGGATTGATGATTTTCCCAGTTGTATAAGCAGTAAATGCGCCAGAATCGACAATAACATTAGGGATTTTTTGACTCCATAATTGCGCCCATAACCCCTCGTTACTTGACGAATTGTGAGCGTAACTCATTAAGTTATTAGGAGGTAGCAACGTTCTAATACTGTCTCCGTTCGGTAATTTATCGCTACCTGAATGAGTAAAATACAACCTCATTTCATCGATTTTATGCCAGATTTTCGCGAAGCTTTTTTCTTGTTTTTGATAGTAGGCAAAACTAATTAAATGGTTGAATGTCACTTGCTCGAATAACAGGTAGGACTGCCCTCGATCGCCGCTTGTATCAGTTAAATAAATTTTCACGATACTAAAGAAGGCGAATCAATACGATATTGCCAAATCGGATCGTCTATTCCTGCTTCCTTGAATCCTTTATCTCTCAACAAACAAGCGGCACATTTTCCGCAGCCGCCGCGCACGTTATTGTAACAAGTATGGGTTTGAGAGAAAACCTCATCGAATCGTTCAGCCCCTAAAATATCGTAGGCTAAACGAACGGTTTGCGCTTTTGAGTAAAACAATAAAGGTGCGGCGATATCTAACCCAAAATCCTCGCCCCTTATTGCTTGATTGATTGCCGCCATAGCGCGATCGATAAACGGTTTTCTACAATCGGGATAACCTGAATAATCGGTTTGATTGACTCCGGTATAAATAATTTCGCAGTCCCATTGTGCGGCGCGATTGGCAGCGATAGTTAGAAATAGTAGATTGCGACAAGGAATAAAGGTATTAGCTATCCCTGAAGGTAACTGTTCGGCGCTCCCGTAAGTTTCTACTGTATTCTGACTGACTAATGGGGATACGCTTTGCAATATACCTTTTGGCAGGTTAATGACCTCGTATTGGTCTAGCTTTAACTCCGACGCGATCGCAATTGCCGCCTCTAGCTCTAACTGGTGGCGTTGTCCGTAGTTAAACGTTACTCCGCATACTCGTTCGCATTCAAGTTGGGCTTGAACCGCGCAAGTGGTCGAATCTTGTCCGCCACTTAAAATTACTAATCCGTTTCTATAAGCTTTTCTCATCTGTTTCTCAATTACGAATTGAGGGCGAATCCAGGCGGAGGTTCCCTCCGTCTGGAAAGTCGCCCTCCTAGAATTACGAATTACGAATTATCTCAACATCTCCAAAACTTCTAACTTGGCACTAGCGTTCTCTTTAAATAAACCCGATATATAACTCGTTTTCGTTACCGAGTCGTGTTTGAGTACCCCTCGGCAATTCATGCAAATATGTTCGGCTTCTAACACAATCATCGTCCCTAAAGGCGATAATTCTCTCTCTATTATTTGCCCTAATTCAACTGTCAATCGTTCTTGTATCTGCGGACGAGCGGCTAATATATCTAAACATCTCGGCATTTTTGACAGTCCCACTACCTTACCGTTTGGGATATAAGCAATATGTGCTTTCCCTACAAAAGGTAAGAAATGATGTTCGCACAAACTTTGAAAAGAAATGTCTTTAATTAATACAATTTCGTCGTGAGGACAACTAAACTGCTTTTGTAAAGGGAGACTGGGATCGTCGTTTAATCCCTCTGTCGCTTCTAGCCAGAATCTAACAATTCGCTCCGGGGTTTCTTGCATTCCCTCACTTAAGAATAAATCCCCCCAAATCAGCGACATCGATTGCCTCAGCAGTCGAGTGGCTTCTTGGATAGTAGAGACATCGAGAGGTGCAGGTTTCTTTGATTTCGACGGCAATAAGTCCTGGCAATCCGGCTGAAAGTAGTTCGTAGTAGATCCATGCTGCCAATCGTTCGCTAGTGGGGTTCTCCAGTCTGGTTGTGTCATTTAAATGCCAATGATCTAAATAATTTTCTATCAAAGGATTGAGGTATTCTTTGATAGTAGCGTAATCGATTAACATTCCCTGTTTTACGCCATTTTCAATCAATTTATCTCCCGCTACATAAACCACGCCTTTCCAAGAATGACCGTGTAATCGAGCGCATTTTCCGTCGTGATGGGGCAATTGATGCGATGCCTCAAAGGTGAATTCTTTTGATAGTACCCACATTAATAATTCGTAATTCGTAATTCGTTAAGGCAATTCTAAATATTTGTGCATTTGGATTGATAATTTAGCAGTCGGTAATTGTTTGAGACAGTCTAAAGTTATCTCTAACGTTTTTGGCATTCCATACCATTCAGGTTGTAAATGGATTGGCACGGTGGCTTGTTTTAATTGACCTCGATAAAAATCTAACTCTAGTCCGCTTGAGATTACTAACTTAATTTCTGACGCTCGTTGCCACACTTGTGACACAACCGGATATTTGGTGCAATGCTCTTTTGGTGATAGCGTTATCCAAACATCGTTGGGTAAATCTACCCAAAATGCGCCGGATGTTTCTATCTGTATTTGTTTATTGTTTTTGTACAATTCGGAGATTAATTCTTGCAACTTATCGCGATGGATGAATGGCTCGCCTCCTGTAATGACTACATGGGATGATTGCAATTGTTCGAGAATTTCTGCAAATGTTAATCGTTTGTAAGAAGGAGGGTTTTTCGGTTTAATGTCTCCATATCCCGTATCGCAAAACGGACAAGCAAGAGGACAGCCGTACAATCGAATAAAACCGCTCCACTTTCCCGCTTGCTCTCCTTCACCTTGTACGCTATTGAATATTTCTTGAATCGGAAAAGATCCCATGAGATTAATTGTAGCCCTCCTAGAATTATCATAGTTGCGATCGCTTTGACGAGATGATTAAAATATAGACAAAATATCGTTAATTTTGTGGCGGTTAATTTACCAGAAGAACTAATTAAATTATTGCATCAACCAATCTGGGAGCAACAGCCGGACGAACCGAGCGAGTGGCATAGACGGTTTTTTTTTACTATTTAACCAGTCAGGTTGGTGTTAGAAGCATTCTTGGTGCTTATAACGGAGAGTTACTGGAAAAATCCAGGATTAATCAAACCTCGTTTAAAAAAGCAACGGACGCGCCGATTTATTGGAAGCAGGCATCAAAAGTATTCCAGTGGTCGAAAAGAGCGGATGCATACGACCGTTGGAAAATGGAGTTAATCAAGCACAATGAAATTGATTGCTTAGAACAATTTAAAAGTTCGGGAATCCAAGGTGCAATCTTAGCTTTTCAATCCGCACAGCAAATGCTCGCGACGACAATGCAACGCCATCTAGAAGAAAATAGAGGCGATAATCGTATTTCAATTAGCGACCATCATCGGTTGAGTAACGCGCTAAAAAATAACATAGAATCGATGGATAGAGCGCATACTTTATGGGCAAAAGCATTAGGCGTTCAGGAATTATTTGAATCGCAGTTTCAGCAAGAAGAGAAATGAGAAATAATGCCTAAACTAGAACGAATTGGCAATTCAAACAACGAAATTATTGGCTATGTTTTTTACTGCCCCGGCTGCAAGAATTATCATGAGGTTGCGATCGCGCCGAATAAAAACAGCAAAGGTGCAAGCTGGACGTTTAATGGCTCGGAGGATAAGCCAACCTTTTCCCCAAGTATTTTAAGCAAGATTGAATTTACCGATCGTCCTACTCAAATCTGTCACAGTTTCGTCACCGATGGAGAGATTAAATACTTGCCTGATTGTACTCACAATCTAACTGGGAAAACAGTAGAATTACCTGATGTTGAGTAATGCCTTATTTTATTCTTCAAATCGGCAGTTTTAGCGTTTCTAGTCTGCCATTATGGGGACTCGATGGATATCAAAAATCGGAAAATACTTTGACGCAATACTGGAATTGGAAAGATTCTGAAAGATTACAATTGCGATTTGCAAGACACAAAACAGGCACTTGGCGAAGTTGTTTCGCACTAAGAAATAAAAAAAGGGAAACAATTTTTAAAATAAATGTCCCTTAATTTAGCTCAAATTGGTTATAGAAAAGCAGCAAAGAGCTATCGGTACAATCAACCGTTTAACGATACTGCGATCGCGTCCTTACCAGCGCCTCAAATTGGTTTTCAAGAACAGTTTCTAGAAAGTGAGGCGACAATTACCATCGGTGGCGGCGCGGCAGGTAGCGGAAAAACGCTAGCTGCTTTGCTCGACTTGGCTAAACCGGAATTGCTCAAAAATCCTCACTATAGAGCAATTGTACTAAGACGGTCGTTCCCACAAATTTCTAATCCTGGCGGCTTGCTCGATGCGTCAAAACGCCTTTATTACAATATCGGCGGCAAGCTTACCAAGAATCCGCTCGATTGGACATTCCCATCGGGGGCAAAGATAGGATTGCGCCATCTACAGTACGAGGATACGGTTTACGACCATCAGGGAGCTGAATACGCGAGGATATTATTTGAAGAAGGGACGCAGTTCTCAAGAGAGCAATTTTTATATTTACTGTCTCGTTTGCGATCGACTTCTGGGATCGTTCCCAAAGTCAAACTGACTTGCAACCCAGAAGCCGAATCGTGGTTAGCTGATTTTATATCCTGGTGGATCGATCCCGAAACGGGATACGCAATTAAAGAACGTTCTGGGGCGATTAGATGGTTCGTCAATATCAATGACGCGATCGCCTGGGCAGATACCCCGGATGCGCTTATAGAGCAATTTGGCTCTGAAACCGAGCCGTTAAGCGTTACCTTTATCCCTGGCAATATTCAAGAAAATCAAGCGTTATTAAGTATAAATCCTCAGTATATTGCCAATTTAAAAGCATTACATCCTGTAGAACAAGAAAGGTTACTCAAAGGGAACTGGAAGATTAAATACGAACGCGGAACGGTATTCGATCGCACCTGGTTCAAAATTGTCGATACTCTGCCCGATAAACCCGCTCGCAAGGTCAGATTTTGGGATTTTGCCGCTACTGCTAAAGAAGTTGCTACCAATACTAGCTGCTACACTTCTGGTCTAGGAATGGCAGAAATCGGCGAAGATTATTATGTCTTTGACAATATCGTAGACCAACGTAAGGCGGGGGACGTGGAAATTCTCGTTAAAAGCGTTGCCAATATGGACGGACAACGAGTTAAAGTAAGGTGGGAAAAAGAAGGCGGTTCGTCCGGCGTAATGGTTGAAAATAGTCTGAAAAGTTTAATTCACGCCGACCACCCTAGCTTCGATTTAGCAGCCGTTTCCCCTCAAGGGGACAAATTAACTCGTGCTTTGCCCGTCGCCCAAGCGGCAGCGGCAGGCAGGGTGTATCTCGTCAGAGGCAGTTGGAACAATCGCTTTCTCAATGCAGTAGAATCCTTTGATGGGAGCAGCAAGACAGAACCGCCTATTAACGATATCGTTGATTCTCTATCAGGCGCTTATAACTTATTAACGATTGAGGTCGAAATCGTTTTTAGCGATCCTGTAGGAAGTGTTAAAAAGATGCGATCGCGACATTAACTATTTACCGACAACATATTATTCCCCAATGTCTCTTTTATTGGGTAAGTTGGAAATGTTAATTCGGTCATTTGCCCCACCTATTTAATTTGTTTTTTGATTCCATCAACAGTATACAATAAACCGCCATGTTGCTCTAGTTTTTGCTGCCAAAAAACATCGATTGATGCAAAAGATAAACAGCGTTTAATATAATTATCTTTGTATTGTTGAGTCATGTTTTCCCTTTGAATTTCTCTGTAATGGAGAATCCAGCAATGACGAATCAAACGCTCTATTTTATAATCTCGAACGGCTAAATTATTAAATTTTCCTTTATGCTCTGTTAGTGGCAAATATTTAATAACAGTTTCCCAGACTAACTGTGGAAGTGGCGATGGCGTTGGCGGATACCAAGATCCGGGCGAATGAATTTTTGCCCCACAATTCAATTTCCATCCCGCGCTTAGTTGTCTAGATCCAATTTCGCGATAATTCCCGCAATCGCATTTTGCTAGCCAAGCAGGTCTATTATATATTCTCTTATTTGAAAGTTTTACTATTGTCAAAGAGCCAAATCTTTGTCCAGTTATATCGCGTGGTTTGCGTTTCCATCCGTCCGGCGATTTTCGCAAGCATCCGCAGGATTTTTGCCTTGGGGGATTTGAATCAAAGTCTCCGCGCCTTTTTTTGATTTGCTTGCCACATTTACACTGCAAAATCCATAAGGTCTCTCCTTTTAAAGGAGTTTCTTTATCAATAACGGTTAAAAACCCAAAAGTTTGACCGATGCAATCTGGTTTTGGTCTTACCATATCGAAACTTTGGCAACATTGAATTCATTATTTTTATACTCATAATGATGCCCGAACATTGTAATTCCGCCCCTGTGGAAAGCTAAAATAGTAACAATTTCTGTTAGCACCTGAAAAATTTCCTCGGCTTTTTTAAATGTCTTTTCTGTCGGGTATAAAAATGCTTCAAGTTCTGGATCTTCTAATACTTGGGAATAATGTCCCGTGCGTAATTTCTCAAATAACTCGCTCACTTGGCTGCTATTCGCGATCGCGTACTTAGCTTTAAATTCTACCGCTTCTTTAAAATAGATTAAAAATGGGTTGCCGTAATAGTCCTGTTGGGTTGCCATCAATAAACGAAAATTTGTTTGATTCTTATACAAGAATCGCCGTTCAACGTCATGCTTACAATGGCGAGCAACTTTATCTTTTATCTGGCACGATTCACAAGGAGTATGTTTGTTTTCTTCTTGCTGAAAATCAGCGTTTGTTTTTGTTGCCGCACGGTACTGGCGGAACTCGTTGGGGAGAATACCGCAAAGCCAAGGAGATAATAAATTCAGGGGCTTATTCTGTGGAAATAAAAAATATTAAATATACTTTTAAATTGAGAAGCATAGGAGAAATCAGGCTAGATAAATTGTGTTAAAACAACTCCAAAACGTATTTAAAAGATTATTCCCTAACTCTCAACCTTCTACACAAGGCAGTCAGCGATCGCTATCTCTTGGCTTAGATGGTTCGATTCGTCGCAGATACGATTTAGAAATATTAGAAAATCCCATTAGAGAGCCTGCTAAGGCGAGGGATTTAATCGAAATGATGCAATGGTGTTACGAAGCTCGTCATTGCCTTTCTATCGCCTGTGGCGATGCTTTTGCTAGTTCTGATGGCGACGACCAAGGTTGGACGGTTGCCGATACTTTAGACGATAACGAGACGAAAATTCATCCCGATACCTATGCGATCGCAATTGATTTAATCAATCGCAGAGAATCGCATGAAGATTCGGTTATTGGCGGCGACAAGTTACAGAAAGCACTCCGTTGGGCGTTAGGTTATGGCGATTGTTTTCTGGAATTGGGAATAGAAAAAGAAGGGGTCGGACGCAACGATTACGGGATTAGCAAAACGTTATATTTGCCAACTTGGGAGTTATTTAGAAAAGAAAATGACCAAGGTTATCTAGAAGGATTTGAACAGCGACGACATTTGTCTTCAAAAGATCCAGAATATTTTTTCTACCCGCCGCAGATTTGCCATTTTCGTTACGAGGAAAGTTTTCTTTACGGGACTTCTATTTTTGACCAGTCTAGAGAGTCTTGGGAAAAGTTAAAAGAAGCAACCGAGAATTTGGCAAATGCCGCTCGCGATGTCGGGATTAATCCTAACTTGCATGTCATGCCGCCTGGGGCGACGGCAGCCAGCAAAGAAGAATATCGTCAAAAACACGAACAATTAAAGTTACAGGGAACGATTACCGATTTCTATTTATATAGCGAACAAGAGATTAAAAAATTAAGCGGGGTCAATCCCAATCTGCAACCTTTGATCGATAATCTACTCGAATGGCGATACCGGATTATTCCACCTGGATTTCCGGTCTATTTCTTCCCCGGATTGGTGACAACAGGGGCGAGAGAAATTAGCGCCGAACCAGCTAAAAGATATTCGAGAATGCGTAATAGTTGGTGCGCTTTATTGACTAAAGGAATCAAACAAGCGATCGATACAGAAATTGTTTTAAAAAAAGGATGGGATTGGTTTATTGAAAACGGTCGGTATCGTATTATTTGGGCAAAATGGACGGTAGGTAGCACCGGGATGGAATCAGAAGATGATGAGAGTGATACGGAAGGGATTGAGGATTTGGATTGATGAAACGAGCAAAACGGCGAAATAGATACAGAAACAAAGCAAATTATCAAAAATTGCTGGCGATCGCGAAGACGGATATCAGCCGACTGGAATTTTTATCCGCTGCATTTAAAAGTTGAAACGGGCAAACATGCAAAGGTCAAAATACGTATATGACTGGAGAGGCGACAAACAACAAATTCCAGCCAGAGCCAGAACAATTGCCATCTATCGGTCAGTTAATCGCTTTGACTGTAACGACTAAACAAGATATAGAAAATGCGATCGCCGATTGGGAAGATGACCCGCCTGACAAAAAGTTTGAGACGATTTTAAATGCCTCCATTGAGGACTATGGATAAGTATTTTCAGACTCAAACTCTCTCTCAATCTTCTCGCCCTCAATGGCTGTGTGCATTAGCCATGCATAACGATTATAGTGAGGAGTTTGTCTGCGACGAATCATATTGGATAAATTTGTCTGAAGAAGGAGCGGGCAGAAAAATAGTCGAAAACTGCCTCAAGTTTGGACACTGGGGAATATTGGAGCATCCATCGATTACTTTTGCCGTTGGTGGCTTTCCTCACGAGGTTATGGGACAAGCAAGGACTCACAGAGTAGGAGTCAGTTTTGATGTTCAGTCTCAAAGGTATACCTCTCAAAGAGTTATCGATGTAGCAATCGGGAAAAGACATATCGAATCAGTCTTTTACTTTCGCGCCCCCGGCGACTACTGCGATCGCGAAGGAAATAAGTACGAATATACTGAATCGATGCGGGAGTGGGATATTTTCGAGTGTTCTAAATTGGTGCAGTGGTATAAAAAGAATCTCGATTTAGGACATGCTCCCGAACACGCCAGGGGGCTACTGCCACAGAATATTCGACAGAATTTTGTCGTTAGCTTCAACGCGCGATCGCTGCTGCATTTCCTTGACTTGAGAATGCCTGCCGATGCCCAGCTAGAAACCCGATGGCTAGCAGAGCAATTTTGGCAGCATTTTAAAAAATGGATGCCCGCTGTAGCAGAACACTACGAAAAAACACGGTTGGGGAAAAACAAGCTAGCTCCTTAAAGAGTTCAAAGTTAAATCTCTGTCATCATCGTCATCAACTGTCATCAGATGCTGTCATCGCTGTCATCATTGATACACAAGAGTTTGAGCGTTTGTCATCACTGTCATCTTTTTTCTTTGTATTTTTCAGATCTCACAATGAATGCTCTAAGCGCGTTTTGAGCTTTGTAGTTAATACAATTTATGTTGTATTACATACTACAAGTCAAAGTCCCTTCTTTGATAAATCCGCCACCAAATATGTACTGGGAAACACGGCAGTAGAGAAAGATAAACGTGGTACTCCCAACATGCCCAACATTGAGCGGCATAACATCGCTTTCGCTGCCAGCGCAACCCGATCCAGATATCTTGTAGATTCACCTCTAATCTGGCTTTCACAAAAACCTCCTCAAAAATGATGACAATGATGACAGTTAGCTGAAACCCTTATATATCAATGATGACAACTGTCACCATTAAATAAAATCAATGATGACACTGATGACAATAGACTTAAGCAAATAAATCGGTATCGTCTCCTTGAGGGATTGCTATGTTAACCTCTCCCATTTCCGGCACGTCTAGCTTACTGATTTCATTAAGCGTATCGAAATTGGGTTTAACAGTACTTTCTCTAAAGGATTCGTAGTTGCCGATATTGCGTTCGCGCTTTTGTAGTTTCGCCTGTTTGTAAATGTCATCAACATCGCAGCGAAGATCGTAATTGCGACGATACAAATCTTCAATTTCTGTGGTCATCCTGACGTATCTATCTTTGAATCTCTGAAATGTTGTCTTGATTTTTTCTCCACGTTTTATGTAGCGAGAGAACAGATTTTTATGCGATCGCGCTAATTCGTTATGCTCTTTTTCAAGTTCTTGCTTTTCTTCTAAGAATTTGGAAAAAGTTTCTTTTTGACTATCTTCGATTGCTTTTAATAATTCCTTTTTTAAGCTATCTATCTGTACGTGAAAATAAGCAACAGCGCCAGCCGTAGCGACAATGATGGGGAGGATAACGTTCCATTCTTCCATGTTCTATAATCTGGGTATGAGCGAACGAGTAGACGATCCAAAAATTGATATTTATGTCGTTACTAGGGCGTTAGATATGTCTTGTGTGGCGGCTAAAGCTTATCTAAACAGACAGATGGCAAGAATTGAGAGCAATCGTAGAAACGAATTAGATAAAAAGGTGTTTTTTGAGGTTCATAGAGTTTCTTTGGTTTTGGATCGAGGATTGATATTTGGTAGTTCTGGCGCGTTAAAAAAGCTCGTCATCTCTGATAATTTAGGGGAAGGAAGATGGTTATTGTTGCCATTAGATGACTGAATTTTATTTTGATAAGCGCACCCAGAGATATCATTACAAGTCTAATAATACGTTTGTTGGCGTATCGGAACTGCGATCGCTGGTAAATAAATCTATCGAGCAGAACCAGCGTTCATCACAAGAGATAACGCAAGAATTATTAGATAAAAAGATTTCTGTCGGCACTTGGGAAAGAGGGATTGCCGAGTTAATTAAAAAACAAACGATTCAGATTGGCAAGCTAGGTAAGCCAGAATTGACGCTATCCGATTACGGGGTAATTGGCAATCAGTTAAAAAAGGAATATAGCCATCTGCGGAAATTTAGCTACGAAATTCTTTCTGGTAGTCAATCGGCGGCACAGATAAAGAATCGCGTCAATATGTATGTCGATAAAGCGACAGGGACATTTGAGAAGTTTAGGCGAGAATCGCACAAGGAAGCGGGGGCGACTTGGGAGAGAAGGAAGCGAACTAAGTCGGAAAGTTGTTCTGAGTGTATTGTTTACGAAGCGATGGGTTGGGAGCCAATTGGTAGATTGCCAGCGCCAACGGAACGATGTTCCTGTCGCAGTCGATGTGGCTGTATATTCGAGTTGTCTTGGTCTAGAGAGAAGCCAAAAGAATCGTTACTTACTGTTGGCTTTGGATGGATTGAGCATCGCTGACCTCATTTTTGGCAAGAATCAACTTTTCTCCTTGAATTACATAGCCAGCGATTTGAGCGCGGATTACCTCGCTCATTGTCACGTTGTTGGCTTCGCACCAAGCGTCAAAAGCAATCTTGTCTTTTTTGGGGAGAACTATTTGGATGTAATCGCTTTCTTTATAAAGCTTTTTTCTAGGCATATAATTGTTTGCCCCTAGTATCTATCCTGTTTTTATCACAATTTTATCACGCATTGCTATCATGATTGAAATCATGATACTATAGAGGCAATAAATCAAAGGCGATCGCAGCAGCCTGGAAAACTATGCGATCGCCTTTCTGAAAAATATATACGCATAAAACGCACACAACATGAATACTAGCCTATCAACTCTACCGATCGCAACAAGCAAGTCTAATTGCGATCGTCGAATCCTCCAAACCAGACAACAGAAAGCTAGATATAACGACAAGTATCGCGTTCGTCGAGCCGACATAAAAGCGATTGCCCTGCGCGAATGTAAGTGCGCGGATACTGCCGAGATGAAGCGACGGCTAAAAATTCTGGGAGTAAAATTAGATTTGAGATTAACATCGGCTTGGATTGCGATTGTCTGGGAATTGCAGAACGATTTATTAGCGTTGGCAGAAAAACGATTGGATATCGAAGATTTTTCAGAAGAAAAAAAAGCTTGCCCCATCAAAGTAGGCGATCGCGTTTTCTGGAAAAATGCTCCTGCTTATATCGAGTCCTGGGGAGCGTTGCAAGTGTTAGCTATTCGTGGGGATCTGGCAGACTTGGAATTGATCGAACGACTTGTGCCGTTGTCGGAACTAGCGATCGCGTAATTTATGGGGAGGTTGAATGATGGTTAATTCTCTTTACGAAAAAGACTTTTATCTATGGATAGAAACTACCGCTAAATTATTGCGAGAGAAGAAATTTAGCGAGCTAGATATCGATAATCTAATTGAAGAAATAGAAAGCATGGGCAGGAGTGAAAAACGAGAGCTACGCAATCGGTTGACTGTTTTGTTAATGCATTTACTCAAGTGGAAGTATCAGCCCCAAATGCGTTCTAATAGCTGGAAAGCTACTATCATTGAGCAACGAAAACAAATTGAATGGCTTCTTTTAGATAGTCCTTCTCTAAAGAATAAAATCGGTGAGATTTTAATTGATTGCTATGAAGGAGCTATTTTAAAAGCTGTTGCCGAAACCGGATTAAGCGAACAGACTTTCCCTCAACAGTGTCCTTTTTCTGTTCAAGAAACGCTTACTCGTGATTATTTGCCCGATTGACAAATGACTTGTGACTCCTGGCAAACGATAATAGATTGAAGTATTCTTCTATTTATCTATGCGAGCCACCATTTTTCAATTAAAAAAACGCCTCGAATTTCGTTATCCTACTGAAGAAGAATTGACACAAATCAATCAATATCGTCCCAGAGGAACGGAACCATACGTGCAACAAGAAGTTTATACAGTCCCGCTTCTTGCTAGTAATAATTTAATGCATAGTTCTCTAGCAGTATGGGATAAAACTGCCCTAGAAACGATGGTCGCTTCTTATTTGGGGAAAGATTTGATGATGGATCATTCTTGGGATGATTCGCTCAAAGATTTTGGCTTCGTTTACGATGCAGAATTGTGGCATATTCCTAAACCGAGTAACGAATCAATTAGTCGGATTTTAGTCGAATCGCCTAGTCCTGATATCGATAAAGAGATTATCGATCGCGACGGCTTATATCAAGTTGTTTGTTATGCCGCAATTGAAGCAAGCCATCCGCTTGTTTCTGAAATTAAATATAGACGAAAAGCCGATGTATCGATTGGCGGACATTTTAGGGGCGACTATATTTGTCCTTTGTGCGAGTCGAGTTTTAGCGATGAGGATTGCCCGCATTACCCGCCTGTGTTTCCGTTCACTTGGTTCGCCGACCCAGAGGATTTAGCTCCATATTATATCCGCGCTGGTGAAGTTGTTAGTTTGGAATTGTCTTTTGTCTTTTCCGGTAATTGCGTACAAGCGGGGATTATTAGCGAGAATTTAAATAATATTGTTTTGCTATAGCGATGAGATGAGTAGAGTTGAGTAGAGTTGAGGAGAGCAGAGGCGAGACGAGATGAGATGAGACGACCTAAGCCGACACTAATTCGTCATACTCCGCATCTTTCCACTCAAGGTCTAGAACCTTAAACCGACCGTAGTAGCCATTATTTCTAGGACGAAATCTACCGATCCCGATTAACTGTCCTGCTTGTTTTAAGTGCATTAAGAACACATCCTTGGTAATTACGTCATCGAAAATAAAGAATTCAGCTTGACATTGCCAACCTGGATCGATAATTGGGTAACATTTTTCAACGCGCTTGCCCGACCCTCTAATGCCATCGGCGGGAACGAATACCCAATCGCCTCGCACGTCAGAAGCCTTAATTGGCAATACAGACGGCTCGACAACTAAAACGCCACTTTCAAAGTGTTTGGTATAGGTTGACTTCCCCTTGCCTGGGATTTGTATCGATAGAAACTTGGCTGCTTCTGACAAGCAATTTTTCCAACACATGGGAGGGATTATTACGTTTCCGTCTTCGTTTTGGTGTATTCTTTTTCTCCAAGTTCGACGTTCGTAATCCTGTGGCAATTCTTTATTTAACTTGGGAATCGAATGATATTTTGATTGAGAATAAGCGGCTTCTCCTCTGATGGTTGCAATTGCGATTTTCGTCATATTTTGCTTTCACTAATCATATTTATAAGTATATAAATCCTCGAACAAAAAACTATTAATATTTGTAAATTAATAGCGTTGAGTCGAGACGAGAAGCGCAGCGATGAGTAAAAAAGCGTCGATGTAGATATTTTATCCTGCATCAGAAAATAATTCGATATACCATAGATAAATCAAGGTGTTTTGTAATAGTTAATTATGAGCGGAAAAGGATTTGGGAAAAAGGAATATAAGCAAGTCAGGATAACTGATAGCGGCGAAGGCAATCAAGAAGAAAAAGAGGCACTGGTCGAAATAACTAAACAGAAAATCGCGGCAAAAGAATCGAGTTCAACTCAAGGGAGCGTTCCTTTTGTTGACGAGAGTAAATTAAACGAAATCGTGCAAAATGCGATCGCGGCGGCTAATAGTAAGGCAGCCGATCAACGACAGTTAGAAGCCGAGCAAAAACAAAAAGAAATCGACAGTCTAAAACAATCGCTCTTGCAGCAATTCCAAGAGCAGGCGACGGAAAAGGAAAAAGAACGCGATCGGGAATTAGAAGCCGTTCGACAAACATTGAACGAGGCGCAGGAACAACTTAAACAGTCGAAGGAAACGATCGATAAATTCGAGGATTTATTTAAATTGACTGGCAGTAAAAATCCTTTACAAGAGAAAGGTGTAAATTTCAATACTCATATTGCCAGCGATCGCGATAAAGTATTTGGCACGTTTGCCGAAGCACTACAGATTTACGACAGTGCCCCCAAGGTACGAAAGATTACCGAACAGGGGCAGTCAGCAATTGATTTCGATAAATGGCAATTAAATAAATTCGTTCGCCAAAATCGTCGCCAATTGCTAGACGACTTGACTGAATGGGGGAAAAAGCGCGGTTGGTTCGCAGGCGGCAGCGTCATTCCCGTTACGGAAGCATCGACGACAATTGCCGACCTCCCCGGCGGCTTCTTGCCGACGTTGAGCGCGATCGTTCGTACTACTCATCGTCCTGGATATATATTCTGGCAATTTCCGCTCACGCAATTTGATTTCGCGGCGGGGATGGGAGATACGATTTCAGTACCCCGATTTCGCTATCTCGTCAGTTCGCCCAATCCCGACGATTACAAGCTCTCTGGCGGCGGCACGTTTGCGCCGATTGTTGCCTCGTCTGACAACATACAGACTGGTGTGGTTCCTCTAACAGTAGAGGAATGGGGACGCGGCAAGCCAGGTGCTAGCGTGGCGTTATCGCCGATTTCGATTCCTTCTTTTGTTTCTTTCTATTCGATGTACGATCTCGTCGCGCAGTTAGATCGCTTGCTTGGGTTCGATTATGCGACCTGGGAAGACAAAAAGATTCGCAGCTATTTCAACGTTAGTTCGCGCGTCGTCTATAACGATCGCGGGCGAGTGACAACAACCCCTGGCGATCTCGGCGCGGGCGATAACGGAACGGTAACGCGATTGTTCGCAATTAATCTACACGCCTACATGAAGTTGCTACAGATCGAGCCGTTGGCAGATGGGTGCTATATCTGGGCGCTCAATAGCACTGGTGAGGCGCAACTGAAGGCGGATTTAGAGGATAAATGGGAAGCGCCTAATGAGTCGGCATTGAGAGACTTAACCAACGTTCTCAACCCTGCCTTGATTCCCCCAGAAGATTCGGGCAGAATTAGCGGCTATTTGGGCAAGTATTACAACTTCCATTTCTTCTCGTCTAATTCTTTTTCTGTCGGTGCGGCAGGAACCGAGGGCGTGCAAGACGACCCCCTCGGCGTTGGTTCTACCCTGACTCGTACCTCTTACGCTTTCGGTGCTGGCGTGGAAGGACGCGGCATAGGAATGCCGATGGAGTTGAGACAGGATTCAGTAACCAACTTCGATCGCGAGACAAGAATGACTTGGTTATCCCAAGAAGGATTTGGCGCACTCGATATCGACCCCGTTGGTTACAACGATACCTCTGCTGTTCCCCAGCAGTTACGAGTCATTAAAGTTCGCACTACCGATCTAGCAATTTAAGTTCAAAATATGACTGAAACGACTAAAACGGAAACCAAAACAGAAACAAAATCCCAAGCGGCGACTGGTGTCAGTCAAGCCGATAGCGAATTGCTTAAGTCGATGGGGATTCCCGTCTGTTCTAAATGTGGTTCTGGCAAGCGAACCAATTCAGAGGGGAATTTATTCTGTCCGCTTGGCGATACAAGCTGTCCTTTACTGAAATAGTTCAAAGTTCAAAGTGTTTGAACTTGAGCGAAGCGAAATGATTCTCACAGAAGCGGATATCGCCAAGTATGCCCCGCTAGTGACGCTGACAGGCGACGCACTGACGGGAGCATTAATTTATTTGCAGGCGTTAATCGAGAGCGATCGCTGTGCGGGTCGCTCGCTAGAGATGCAGCAATATACTGAAAAGTCGCGAGTGCATCTAAAGACGCAAACTGTTTGGTTATCTAACTCTCCTCTCGTCAATCCTCCCGAACCAATTATTAAAGTCAGGCTTGCCCACGTTCAAGATAGATTTCGGCGCGTTATGCTCGCTCAAGATTGGACGACTTTAACGCCCGAACAGTATCAAATCGATCGCGACGGACAGATAATTTTGAGAAATGCAATGAGGGGATGGACGACTTCACTCAATAGTGTTGCTTCTAGCGAAGCCGAGGTAACTTATACGGCAGGGCTGGATTTTACGCAGGATACGCCGGAAGTCAACCGCCTTAAAGCAGCAGCCGGACAATTGTTGATGTTTGTCGTCAAAAGCGGCGTTTTTAAGGGGATATCAAGCGAAAGTTATAGCAGTGAATATAGCGTCAATTATATTGGCGATCTCCCGGGTTTTCTAACGATACCTTTTTGGAAATATAGACCGAGATAAACAGTTCAAAATTCAAAATTCAAAATTCAAAATTGAAGAAAAGAATTATCAGGCGATCGCGGGTCGATCGCAATCAACAAGAAATTGTTCAAGCATTGCGCGATCGCGGTGCGTCGGTATTGCAGTTGCATAATATTGGGAAAGGTTGCCCCGATCTTTTATGCTCGATTGTGGGAGAAAAGGGTAGTATCACTTTTTTAGTTGAAGTGAAAGATAGCAGTCAGCCACCAAGCAAGCAAAGATTAACGCCAGATGAGAGCGAATTTCATTATCACTGGCAAGGCAAAATATTTATTGTTAATTCTGTCGAGAAAGTTCATAAATTATTAAACGAACTTTACGAAAAGTTATGCAATGAATGACGAAGGAGACCGCAATAAAAATGTGATTAACGATCGCTTAGAAAATCAGGCTTTTTTGTTAAAATTATGGTTACCAGTCATTGTCCTACTGTCGGGAATTCTCTTAGTCGGTCTTAGTTTTCTGCCTTATTTTCATCATAGAGCGGAGGATAAAGCGTATTTAAGAAATTTTGGCGGAACTTTATTTAGTGTGGGTGGATTTGCAGCGGGAATAATAGATAAAAAACGATAGGAAGTGCTATCTAATTTACTAAACTACTTAAATTCTTTTAAGGCGAATATCGATAGCGATCTCGTGCAAGGGATTAAGCCAGATTTGCAAAGATTGCGATACGGGGCTTACTTGGCACTGATTAATAACGAGGGAGCCACCTCTGGCGCGTCGGGCGGCGGCACTGGCGGCGGCACGACAATAACCCCCGCCATTCCTATCTTTATTAGTCCCGAAACTATCGTTTTAAGTGAAACAATCCCATCGGTGCTGACGGTTCCTAGCGATGCAACTTGGGCGATCGCGAGAGTAGAATCGTCGTTAATTTTGCGCGATCGCGCTTATCAGGCAATCGGGTTTCTTTTGCCTTAAGCATGACTATCAATAGTGCAACTTCAGCACCAACGGGTAATATTCGCATTGGGGGTTTTCCGTTTTCAGGGACGAGAGGCTCAATCCACTTTGGCTTCATATCTGGCGCTCCCAACAATACGACGGGATATCTCCTAGCAGGGACAACTCAATTTGCTTTAGTTAGAAACGGCAGCACTTTTCTCGTTCCCAACGATTTTAACTTTTCAAATTGTTCGCTTTCAGCTAGCGGGCAATATTTTGTTTAAAAGGAGCTAACTATGCCAAATGTTACAGAAATCATCTTTTTCCAAGATGGAACCGTTAAAATCCGAAAAGATAATGATAGTTCTGCTCAAACAACCGGAGATTTTTCCTTAGAAATCTCCCCGTTGCTCGAAGCAATTTGGAGCCTGGAACCCTATCAGCAATGGATTCAAAATCAAGGCGTTTTTAGTGGTTTCTCTCTAGCGGAAATTGGCTTATTACAAAATGCCGCTATACAAGTTAGAGAAATCAGAAACAATAAAAACTATCGCTTTGCTTTTTCCTATCCCAACGATCCGATTATGTATGACACCGAAATCGTAAGACCAGATCTTCTGCCTTTCTTTCAAGCGATTTGGGGCGAACCGGAATACGAAAACTGGGTTGATTACGAGCTGCCATCTGGCGATACACCCCCTCCCGTCTAAGGATTTCCTACTAATCCAAACAGTTTGGCAAATCCGCCCAAAATCGCGATAATTAAGGCAACAAACACACCACGATTCACGAAGTCAACGCTATCGGTTCGCTTGCTCAAGCCAATAACTTTTTCGTCAAGTGCCTTGATTTGTCCCGATAACCTCTCGTCAACCGATTTAATCTGTCCCGATAGTCTCTCATCTAAGGTTTTGATCTCGCCTTTTAATTCAGTCCTAACCGCTACTATCTCGCCTTTTAATTCGGTTTTAGTCGCAGTTATCTCGCCTTTCAACTCAGTTAACTCGATTTTGATATCGGTGACATCCTTGGCTACACTATCGATTTTTGTATCTAGCTTGTCTAGCTTCTGAGTAATTTGTCCTAAGACTTCTTTTAAATCCTGCTCGATTGTTACGCTCATCTAATTTTTTCCTCCGACTTGTCGGTGTCGTTTTCGTACACCAGCAAATCTCCAGGTTGAACTTTTAGCGCTTGACACAATTTGTCAAGCGTATTTTTCTCTAGGCGTTCAGGCATTTCTCTAGAATTTTTCAACTTGCTGATTGTGTTTGAGTGCAGTCCTGTCAGCCGACATAACTCGGCGTTCTTGATGCCACGCTCAAACATTAACTGATTTAATTTCCATTTAATAGCCAACCGGGGACTTTTAACTATTGACATCTATATTTTATCTCTTGCGCGTGTTTTTCTCGTACTGTCAATATATCACATTTATAATAAAAAAAACTATACCTAGACTATTGACTACACATGCAGCGTGTGTAAATATAGAGAGATAAATAACAAGGCGATCGCGTCCGTCCTCAATCCTTTTTTCTTTACGACGGGGAGTTAAACGAATGGGTGCAATACCCGCAAGGATTTAATACCTATCTCGAATCGACAACCGATGTCGGTGGCTGCGATCGCCCGCTCAACGAAATACAGGGCGCATTAAGAGCGCCGCCGTTAGTCGGTGGGGGAGATAGTACGCCTGTCCGCCTTTGGTGGCTCAATGGCTATTCGGAGACAGGAACGCCAATGCCCAAAGGCAAGCGTTTTAATCTCCGCATTGCCGTTGATGGGGCTATCGTCGCTAGTAATGGATTATCCTATTCAGAAATCTTTAGCGCTTTGGTAAAGGTTTCTTCTCCAGGATACGTGCGTCGTTCGACAGGAGAATTAGATCCGACGACAGCACAATCTCAGTTTCCTTGGAGCGGTTCTCTGACTCCTTTGACCCTACTAGCCGATTTGCCGCCAGGATACGCAGTGGCTTGGGATATCGTTATGTCTTTTAGTCCCGACCAAATCGGTGGCTATCTCAAGGCAGGCAGCCAGATTGAGGTGGACTTAGTAGAAGTTCCAGAGGCGGGATTGCCAACTCCTTTAGGGGCTATTTATGGCAATATCATCCTCAATCGTTCCGATTTTTTCTATATCGTCCCCAATCGTCGGAAAAAAGGTGCTGCCATCGTCGGCGGCTATCAAGCGGCATCGGAGGGCGAACAAATAATCGTTGGTTTGGCTGCCGATACACCCAATCAGAAATGCGTTATCAATGGCGCTTTAAATGGGGAGATTTTTGTTAGAGATATCGTGTTCCCGACCGAGGCAGTTAGGGCGATTGTCTCTACCGAACCAGGGTTGAGTAAAACAACGGCTCCCGTCTCAGTAACGCTAACTAGCGCGGGAGCGATCGAGATAATCGTTACTCATCCTACTGCTATTCGTAACGATTACCTCGATGAAGTGGCGGGAGTTGAGTGTCAAGTTAATGTTCCCTACCTTCGCGTTTTTGTAGTGACATCTACGGGGATTCTGCGCCGTAACGATCCAATTCCCGTAGGAACGGAATCGACAACGATTTTGATTAGCGAACTATCAGTTTTTACTCCCATACAGACGATTGTTTCTCTTGGAGATGATTTTTGCTTATTCGCTCCAGCTTCTGTAACGGCTAGTGCCAAAATACCTGGTTCTATTTCTAGCGGAACCTATCAAATCCTAATCGCTTACGAATATCCTTCCCCTAACTACATCATTACTAAAATCTCTCATGACCCTAGTTTGGGATGTATCCCTGTTCTTAGAGAAGCAGATTATTATTATTGGAGAGCGCCCCTCTCTACGGTTGCGATCGCTAAATCTCTCCCAATATCGGAATTAATTGATGGTTCTGTACGCCTAATTCGAGAGAAGAAAAAACTATATTTTTATGATTCTTTGAACACCGAACCAGGAGATGATGACAATGTTATTAATGTCACGAATGGAAGTGGTTCCTTGGTTGCTCTTAGCAGCGGCGATTCTTCTGCTGTGGATAATAATACTTATCTAACCGACGAACTGGGAAATATATTGACTGACGAACAAGGAAATTTATTAACATTTGAATTGTAAATGGTAGATTTATTGGGAAGTTTGACTGAATATCTCCAGCAGCAAACCGAGATAGATTGGCGCTATTATAGTGACATTCACAGTAATAGCAACCAACCAAAGGGGGCTGTGTTAATTGTTAGCACAGCTCCCGTTTCTAATCAAAAATTCCTCGATCGCCTTGCTAAGAATTATCGATTTAAGTTGCGATTGCTCGTCGGTAATGCCGACACTTGGACGGCGATGCAAGAGGCGTTTGAATGGCAAGAAAAAATTATCAATGAAACGATGCGATCGCTTTTTATAACGGGATACAATAATTTATTTGAAGGGATTAATTTTGTCGAATCAAATGTATTCGTTCGTACCAATCAAGACAATGGCAGTACGGTTGCGATCGAGTTTCTTTACGATTGGAGCGACGATAGTATGATGGCGGGGGATTTTATGTTGGCTCAAATGGAGGATTAAAAGATGCCAAATTCACTTGTAGGTGTTGGAGCCGCCTTTCAGAGAATCGAGGGCGAGTTACATCCCGTCGCGGCGACGACCTTTACCATTGCAGAGGAAGTGGAGACAGAAACGGCTCAGTGTTCGCCGCTAGAAGACTGCGGTCCGTTAGTCGATTACGATACGGTAACGCGATCGCGAACGACAAACGTTACTCTGGCGACATCGTCGGTAGATGACCAAGATGCAGCCTGGTTAATCTGGGGGCAGAAGTGGCAGACGGCTGGCGCTAATTCCAATCTTGCCGTTCCTAGACTGGCGTTTGCCACCGTTCCGTCTGCTGCGCCTTATGAGGTTGCTCTGACGGGGATGACGGCGGCGACAATTCATGTCGAGGTGACGATTATCGATTCGATTGCACCAGGGAAGGTTCCCTTGATGCGTTCCGCCGATGCTACTCCTGACGCGGGAGAATTTGCCCCCGACGCGGATAAGATTGTCCTCAATGCCGCCCAAGCTGGTAAGCGAATTGCCATTTATTCGAGAGAAACGATCGCTTCCCGAATATCAGGTGTCTACTGAGGCGCAGCGAGTGACGCTAGCTAATGACGAAGTACCAGATGCAAATGCAAGTTGGTGGATTTCAGAAGATGAAGGGGTAACAAAAATTCCAGTGAAATTTATTAAGAGAGAGAAGCGAGTGATGGGCGGTTGGGCGTGGATATTTTTGATGAAGTGTTAGGTGATGGGAGTTAAAACGAATCGACCTACCGCGACCAAAAACCCGCCAACGGCTGTAATAAGAATTCCAATTAGCGTCCATATTTGGGCTTTTTGAGAGCCTTTAATCTCTTTAATGTCAGCTTTAAGGACTCCGATTTCTGTATCTAGTTTGGTTTCTACTTTTGCCAGTCTTACGTTAATTTCCGTGACATCGTTTTGTAGGCGATCTAATTTTTGACTGATTTGCCCTAGAATTTCTTCGAGCGAGTAGGTAACTGTAATCGGCGTTTGGCTCATTGTGTTATTGTTGGATCGGATATGTATGTACTCGTATTATAAATAAGAGGTAGGCTGAGTACTACCTCCTTTTTATGGGCAAACTCAATAAGCTAGTCTTTCCACTTACTGCCGAGTTAATTGCTAAGTACAATACGCCAGTCAATCGAGGAATTCTTAATAATATTGGCTTAGTATTGCCGATTTTTTCAGAGGATTATAAGTCGCCAACAAGGAGCAATGTCGAGACGAAATACGGTTATACCTCACCTTTTGTTACTTTAACTAAAGTTCCTTTTGAGATTGAGGCGACTTGTAAAGATGGTAGAGAAGCGATCGCGTATATTTTTAGAGATTTGATTAAGATAGCGACGGCGGACAGGTGCAAGTATCAAGGCGTTATTATGCACGATTATTGTTTGCTTGATGAGGATGCAGATATCGCGCGAGGTTATACGATTAGATCGGGCGTTCTCAATTACGAATTCGTTGGCGGTAGTTTTAGAAGTCGCAACAATACGAACGCGCACTCTGGCGGAATTAGAATATTATTTACTCAATGGCAGAATTTTGAATTTTGAATTTTGAATTTTTAAATGTTCGTCGCTAGTAGCACTTTTCCGCTAAAGCTAACAGGTGTTAGACCAGTTGCGCCAGCGTTTTTTGTCGGTGGTGTCATATCGCCGTTTGCACCTGTCTTAAGTTGGGAACAGTCGCGAGAGACGGTATTCGATCGCAATGGCAATGCGACAGGAACGGTAGTCGATCTTATTCCCATTGCGAGCAATCCGGTTACTGAAGAAGGCTCCATTGCGCCGCCTATTTCGGTATTGGTTGCCATTCAAATTCCCGTTCCTGACGATATCGTTGCCGTCACGCAGATTAATGTCGGCGGTCAGTATTACGAACTTGTAACCAGTCCGGTGACAAGCGAAACAGTAAATGCTGTAATCCCGTTAACGGGTTCGGAGGGAGCGGTTCGAGAACGATTTAGATTGGGGTCTAGCGTCAATCTGTTTGGAATTCCTTTTCGGGTTACGCAGTTGCAGATAGTGCGATCGCTTTCTCATGTTTATCCGAATCATAAAATATCCGTTACTGTTTCTCTCGAATGGTATTTGAGCGAGACTTTTAAAGATTCTCCGCTCAATAAACCTCCTGCTGTGCCCTCCTCCGTCTCGACCGCAAAAGGGAAGGTAGAGGCACCGAGTAAAACCAAAAGGGTTGATGTTTTTACTGTTGTAGCGCGACAACCAGGACAATTAAAGGTAGTAGGTTCAGCAGTGGTAGCAAGAGAAGTTCCTACCTCTGGAAAACCTGCTGTCGTTGATACCGCGAACTATTCGAGTGTAGGAGAGGCATTAGCCGATGGTGCTGCCAAAAATGGCAGCTTCCTCTACAGATCGGGAGAAGCGATCGCGACTCGGCAATGGGGGCAAGTGCCAACGCACTTTATTTCTCCGGCTGAGATTACTACGGATTTAACGTTTGTCTTGCAATCATCAGATGGCGACATTAAGGATTCCTCTTCGTCAGACGAAGAAGAGGAAGATGAAGAGGAAGAAAAGTCGCCGCCGCCAGACCGCGATAAGGAGGAAATTGTCGAAACCGAACGTTTTGAGTTTGAGAATTGCCTCAACGATGTCGAACTAACTCTTCCTTACTACGATTATGACGATGCAGTGAGAACGGCAAATATTTGCTACGACGCTGGTGGTCCCACTAAGAAGAAGCGGATTATCGAAGAAAAAGGCGGCGTGATGCTGGAAACAACCGAACAGGTATGGGGCTATGCTTTTATCTCTAAAGACGTTCATGCTTATTATCCCGATCGCAATCCACCCGATATTGAATTTCTCCCCTCTTTGGTCAATATGGGGTGGCAGAAGGTACAGGAGACGACGACAAGGAATTATTTTGACGAGTTGGGATATTTGGTCAAAACCGAGGTCAGTGGGTATAAACTCGCCAGATTTCAGCAAGAGAGCGAATTGGAGACAGCTTCTTTGTATCTAGAGGCGCTAATCTACGGACTCGACACCGAAGACGGGCAGAGAAATCTTACTGAGATAGAAAGCTATCAATTCGATCGCAAGCTGCCTTTGTACGATGTGACGACTTACTCGCTCTCGTCGATGCTCGATTACTATCGAGATATCATCAAGCCTACTGGCGATCCTTTCTGGATAGAACCCAAGTTTGCTGCCGTCGCTACTAGAAAACAGGTAGATCGCGCTCTCGCTCCCAATCCGCGTTCGGATGATACGGTAAAACTGCCTCCGATTATTCTGGTTCAGGAATTAATCGAAGAAACTAAGACCGTTATTACCAATACCAAATGCACTCCCGAACGATTTTGTGTCATTCAATATTCCAACGCCGCCGAAGGGACTGGCGGGAAAAATCGCATCGTCGTTATTTCCAATCAGGAGAATTTAGGTAGACCTTCTACTCATACCAACCTTCCTCAAAAACAAATTTTTTGGCAGGATTTAATCGATTTACCCAAGGAGTCCGAAGACGAGAAAACCGAGCAAGAGAGGGAAGAGAAAGAAGAGAAAGCGAAAGAAATTTTCGAGCAAACTATCGCTGCCACTAGGGATGAAACGCTCTCTTTCTCGATGTTGTATCGCCCTGAATTTAATGAAGGAGATAAGGTTTATTTTGATGGGCGATATTGGGTAATTTTAGATATTAGTGCTGAGTTTATTTGTCAGATGGGGAGAGTCAATTGTGAGGATTTTAAGTTGACTTTAGGGCGATTGACATAATCCTAAACCCATACCTATTATCTCCATCGTTTAAATTAAAACTAGGACGATCTACTAAAGCACCATTTGATTTAACAAATGGAGTAGTTTTTGCTTTAAATATTTTACCTCTTAGTATCTGAACGGTATTGCTATCTTCATCAATTGATACCGAGCATTCTAAAAAATCAATTTTGACTGTTTTTTGTTTAAAATTGGAGTTATTTCTAAACAACTCTCTCCAATCAAATCTATAGTCAATTCCAGCTTTATAAAACGGAAAAGTAATTTTGTTTTTATCCCAATGATAGGAAATCGCCCGATCTGAATAAAAAGTATCTTCTAAATCATCAACTGCCCAACCCATAAGAGATAAACCTTCATATTGATTTATGTACTCGAATAACTCAATTGGAATCTTATTTACCTCTCTTTTTACTGTTCCATCATAATGGAATAATTTGTATCTATTATATAACTCTATATATCTCTGGACGATGCTACCATCTGGTAATTCTACATTAATATTAAAAGGCGATATAACCTCGTCTATATAAAAACATTCAGTCTTATCAACATTTATTAAAATAGGCGAAAGATCGGAAGAATTAATAATAGCCCATGCATCTGTAGCTGGCATATATCCAGCCCCATCGGGAATATAAGTTTCTGTTATTTCTAATTTATTCGGAAGCAAATAAGACCTATTCCAAGACCTAGAACCTTGTAAATCGCTCACGGTAGCAGGATTATTTTGACTAACCCCACTATTACCATTGGGGTAACTTTCTACAACTTCTTCCGCATGATAAATCGCATCTGGTAGGGCGACAGGTTGAGATAAAGTTAATTCCCTATCTTCATTTAATAAAGCATATTGATGAACTCTGGAATAAATATAATCGTAGTTAGCTAATGCTTCATTCCGAATATCACCCCAATTATTAGTAGGAGCAATTTCTTTTAAAGTTTTGTTAGTTTGCTTGTAATGATTAGTCGGGAAATTAATAAAATAATCTTGTTTAATTGGAACGAGTACGCAAAAATTATTATTCTCTAAAGTGGTAGTCCATTCTCTTTGGATAAAGTCATCGGTACTTTGAGAGAAGGGATACCTAGTATAAGAAATATAGGTGGTTTTATTAATAGTTCTTTCAATTGTTGAATGATTAATTTCCTGAACATCATTATCTTTGATAAAATACATGTTGAAATAATGATGATAATCTACATAGGTAGTGCGATTTCCTGAGAACACTAGAGGGATTGTTTCATTTCGGATTTGCTCAGCCCAATAATTAACGACTGTAACCATCCAATTTCCATTTTTGTCAAAACTTAAAACCCCATAATTAATAAACCCTCCCCCAAAACTAAATAGATTGGGGAAATCCCTGGCAAAACTAAAAGGAACTGAAACTAAAAGTTTAGGCTTGCCTTCTGGCAATCTTAAGTAATAATCTAAGTCATACCATGTCCATGTACCGCCTAATGGCATTGTTCTATTTTCTTTAAAACGAATTATGGTGTAGAGAATGTAAACATCGTTTATAACAGGTTTTTGTTTTATCGGGCGAGATTTAAATAGCTTCTGCGACCTGGTTAATTGAAAAACAGGGGGCGAAGCAGAAAAGCAAAACCATTGTTTCGTTACCGTATCCTGAAATACGCCAACTTGACCGCCAATAATATTCGTTTGTGCGATCGCATAAATTATCCGTCCATTGGGTAATCTGATTCTAATCCGGTTGCCTAAGTTTCCTTGCGTTAATGCGATTCCGTTTTGCATCGCTGTTTTAACAATTCAGTTTTTTTAATTCAAACCTTGGCTGAAATTCAATCTTCCAATCTTGAGACATTCCACGGCGAGCGAGTGCATTTGTCATGGCAAGATAAGCGTATTTAATTTGCTCAATTCGATACAAAGACGAAATCCTGTCGTTGTGAATCCGATAAAAATATAAGGGACATTTTAAATGATAAATATTGGTTGCTTCAGAAAGTTTTAAGCATAGATCGTAATCTGGAGCCATCCTAAATTCAGAATCGAATCCCCCTACTGCATCATACACCGTTCGTCGCATCAACCGAAAATGAAAGGTCATAAAATCAAGTAGGATATTATCTTTTGAATAGGGAATTTTACAGCGCTTTCCCAATCCAAGAACTTTGCCCGCATCATCTATTTCATGGTAATTGGTATAAACCATCCCGGTATTGGGGTTGGCGTTTAAGATGCGAACGGTTTCTTCGAGTGCAGTCGGGGCAAGCAAATCGTCGCTGTCAAGGGTGCCGACATATTCGCCCATCGTGCCGGCAATCGCCTTTTTTAAGGCTGCTCCTACTCCTGAATGAGGAGCGTCTATTACACTTAGGCGTGAATCCGATCTCGCATAACGAGTGGCAATTAATGAAGAATTATCGGTAGAACCATCATCCCAAATAGTCAAATTAAAATCTTTCCAGGTTTGAGATAAGGCGCTTTCAATAGTTTGGGCTAAATAGTTGGCACGGTTATAAACAGGGATTACCAATGCAACCTTCATATTAATATCCGCCTCCACCGCCGCTAATGGTAGTAGTTGTTAGTGGAGAGGGAAATTTACTTTCAATTACCCAAAGCTGGTTGTCGCTATCCCAGATGATAGTCATACTTGCGCTAGATTGAAGTATATATCCAGTTGTCGAACCTTCCCCTAATTGCAATACGATCTCTTCAGATCCCGTATTGATAAAGGTATAACGCCTTGCAGAAGGGACTCCAGTGTCGGGAATGGTATAAACAGCACGATAGCTACCAGTAGATATAAATCGAATCGGAATGGAAGCGCTAGACGTAGTGATATTGAAGGTTTGACCATCATCCACCTGTTCAGAAGTGAACGTTATTCCAGCATGGTTTAACCCATCGACAGAAGAAGGACTTAATTCTATCCATTGCGAAGAAAATTGTGTTCCGATGGACTCCCAAACTCTAAAACCAAAAACCCATCGCATCCCAGCTAAAGGAGGAACGGCGTTGGGAATGTCACTAGCAAAATAAATGGGCGTTCCTACCATAATCCATCGTCCTGTCCCGGTTGTAGGAGCAACAATTCCTGGTAGCATTTCGCTGAAAGTTGAATCGCCGTCGAACTGATACCATGTTGGTGGCAGGTTGTTTCCAGGGGCGACGACAATACGTAGGGATTTGTCGGCGCGATCGGCTGGGGCGACTGCTTTGAGTGCGGCGATATCATTGACAGAAATTGCGTCTTTAAACTGTACGTTAGGCATAAAAAATCATTCAAAATTCAAAATTCAAAATTCAAAATTACCGGAGGACGCTGCGCGTCCGGCAGCCGCAGGCTGCTTCGGTGTAGTACTTATGTCTTGTCGCTAAAATTCATTGTATTATCTTAATTGCGAATTGCGAATTGCGAATTGCAAGTATATGGATCTCAAACAAGCACAAAAAATTGTAGAGTCAGAACTCAAAAAAATCGTTCCTAAAACGAGGTTATTGCAACCCAATGGGAGAACGGGAGTTCCTTATTTGAGTGTAGCTAGAGGCGGACGGATTGCGAGAATTGCTTTGCCTTCGAGTCAGTTTTCAGCTACTCGAACGGGAAGAATGTTTTAACTAATAAAATGGCTAGATTTGAAATCACTCAAGGTAATGTACGTCTTAAAATTTCAGCTAACCCAGGGGTAATCGCTGATGTTGCCTATAGAGCTGGAATCCAAAAAATCTTTGAAGACGAATTGTTAAATTGTGCAGCCGAGCTTGAAAGAGAATCACCTAGAGGCGCGACAGGACAATTAGCCTCGTCATGGCAAGTCACGATTCCTCGAAGGGAGCCATCAGGATTTACTATCAGTGCAAGTATTTACAATACGTCTGACAATGCTATTTTCAGGATTGCCGGACGTGGACCGGGATTATTCCCCCCTCTAGCTCCGATTCAGCAATGGGTTGAAACAAAAATTGAATCCGATCCATTACTATCTAGACGCATTGCTTTCTTAATTGCTCGAAAGATAGCTACCGTCGGGACTCAAAGATATAGAGATCGGATCAACGTGGCAGGAATAAATAGAGACGGTACGCTACAGCCGAATTCTCCGATTAGAAGAGCAGAGGAGAGGATTGTACGGCGAATTCAACGGCTTTGAATTCTTGGGAACTCGTCACTGCATTATAAGCCGTTACCCCACCGACAAAAAGTCCGATAACGATGACTCCTGCTATCAAAAGTTCTAAATCTGATGCAAAGGTAATATTTCCTAGATTATCGCTGCTAGGGGTTTTTCTAATCGTCTGCGGTTGAGCATTAATAAATCGGGTAATTTCTTTAACTAAAAATTCTGCTAGTTTTTTGACGGTTGCTTTTCTAGTATTAGCATCAATTGAAGGAATTTCATCTAGTCCCGTATGTTTGGCAATGGTGGTATTAGAAATATTAGCAAAGTTAGAAAATGGTAAATCAAATGTCACGAAATCTTTGACGGTTGCTTGATTGGTAATTCTCCATTTCCAGATTAATAATTGGGTTAAAAAAGAAGATTTGTCTAAATAAGAAAAATCCTCTCTACTATCGTCCTCAAAAACAATAGTAAAGGTGTACTGATTATGCTTTCCTCCTAAAGCAGCCCCAAATAAAGCCCCCCAACCTCCTAAAAGAATGGTGCCAACCGCCGCCCCAATTAAAGCCTTGGTTGGGTCAAATTGTCCGTTTGAATCGTTTAAATAAAGATTGACTGGAATTCGATTAGTATTCATCATTGCTAGTTGCTTCCTTAATTAAATTATCTAGCAAGTTTTTAACGATGTAATTAGTGAAAATACTTCTTTTAGATTTTTGTATAATTGATTTCAGTATTGCTACTGAAATCTATTTATGCCAAAAATCACCATTAAAGGCAAAACTTATGAATTTCAATCGCCCAGCAAAATCACTTTGCTTCCCCTAGCAAAATATTTGATGGCATTGGATTTAACTAGCCCTTTAGGGCTAACGGATGAAATCGCACAAGCAGCAGCATCAGCCCTCAAACGCATCATTCCCGACATCGATCCGGCGATCGCAACTCCTGAAGGCTTGGAAGGCTTGGATGTTGAGGGAATGAATGACTTGATTGTCGATCTATTTTCTGAAATTCCAGTGCCTCTGCAACCAATGGGGAATAATAGTGGGATTTCATCGATTAAAAGCCAACAAATAGCCAGTCTAAAAATGCAGTTACAACAACTAGAAAATAGCTAATGCAAGGAATCGCGATCGCTGCCGATCTAGGGCTGAATTTACAAAGTGCATTAAAGGCAGTATCTGCATTTGCCGCTCAAATCCCCAAACTGGTACTGCCAGCCATTACATCAATTGGGCAACAGATTCCGGGCATAATGGGTGGCATTACCAAATATGTCGCTCAACTTCCCACCGTTCTAGCCCCTGCACTCGCCACGGTTAGTCAAACCTTTTCAGGCATATTTGCTCGACTTCCTCTAGGGCTGCAATCTGCCTTTCAGTTAATCGGACGAAGTACGCCTTTATTGGTGACGGGTTTGGCTAGTACTGCGGTCATCGCTGCTATTCCAACCATTATCGGACTGCTCAAGGCTGGCTTAACGGCTGCTTTGGTTCCGTTGGGGGTAACGTTAGGGGTCGGGTTTGCGGCGGCAGCCGTGCGAACAATTAATGCAGGGATTCAACGCATTCGATTAGCTTTGCCGCCCACGACTGGCTTAATTCTCTATGCAGAAAGCTTAAAAATCCTTCTCAATCAAACTTTTGGAGAATTTGTTAAAGGGATTTTTGCCGGAATTAATGATGAATTTGGCTTTAGCTTTAGCAAACTAGGCAAAGGATTAGTAACGGGTTTCTCCAACATTTTTAAGCGATCGCTTCTCGAAAATGTCGATGCCCTTAAAAATCGGGTTAGTAAAGTCTCTCCGGTTAAAGTCGATCTAAAAGTCGATACCAAGCCGATTGACGGATTAAAGGCAAAAGTTCAAAGTATTTTTGATAATCTGCGAGGCAAAGGATTAAAGATAGATACTCCAGATTTATCTGGCTTAGAAAAGTTTGACAAAGCTATAGCAAATTTATTAAAAAGTGATACTTTTGCTGCTAAATTTAAAGGGAATATTTTTGGCTTAATCCCGCCTGCCTTTAACCTGATCGTTTCTAGTGCCAGAGCCGTAGATGGGGCACTTAAAAAAATTGGATTGTCTTTAACTCAAGTCGTCGTTGGCTTTGTCACTTTTAGAGCAACGATCTTTTTAATTCAACAAGCTTTTCAAGCAATTACCAATGCAGTTGGAAACTTTATTCGTTCGATTCCCCAAGCCACCATTAAATTAGAAAATCTTAGAAATTCCTTAACAGCTATTCAAGGAGAGACGGGGGCAAAAGATACTTTAACTCAGTTAAGGCAAGTCGCTCAAGATACCGGACAAAGTTTTGATACTTTATCTCGAAATTACAGCAAGTATTTAGCCGTAGTTAAGGATAGCCCTTTAGCCAAAACTGCGGTCAAAGATATCGAAACTTTATCAAAAGCGGCAACTCTTTATGGATTAGATCCACAACAATTTGATTCTGCGTTATCAGCTATTGGGCAAATAGCTAGCAAACAAAAAGTTCAAGCCGAAGAGCTTCAAACTCAATTGGCACAGAATATTCCAGGTACTCTGGATATAATTGCTAGACAATTAAATATTTCTAGTGCCGAGTTGTTAGGGCGAGTAGAAAAAGGAACGCTCGATTATATTACCGTATTGCGAGCTTTCTTTACTGGTTTAGAAACTGAAACCAGTTATGGATTTACCCAAATCGAGCGAGGATTGGGATTTGCTCTTGAGAATCTAAAAAATCAATCCCAAATTTTAGCAGCTTCCATTGGAGAAGCGATTAAACCTTATGCAATTCCCGTCATTGATGCTTTGTCGGGTTCTCTGAAAATTCTTGAGGGGAATGTTAAAAGTATTGTCGGCGTAATCTCTCTTTTTGTTGGTAAAAATGTTATTGAGTTTGCACTGCGAGTAATTCTTACTCAAGTACAAAATCTGACAAGATCTATTTTAGGAGTGGGGGCTGCTTCATCTACAACAAGCGCAGCCAGCGTAGGGGCGTTTGCACGGCTGACAGGAGCCATTAATACAGCAAGATTATCCGTTGTTAGCTTCCTTAAATCTCAAGTTGGATTGGGAGCTATTTCGTTCGTCTTGGCGGGTGCTGCTGCTGCCTGGTTTGAAATAGGAGGGGCAGTAAGCGCAGCCGACAACGCCACTAAGGACGCACGAGAATCAATTGCCCGTGCTGCCGAGGTAACGCAAAGGGCGCTCAATCCCGAACAGTTAACTAGAGATTTAGTATCTCAATCCAAAGCAAGAATCCAGCAATGGAGAGAAGAACAAGGTTGGATTGTTCAATTTTTTGATAAACTCGATTTCGGACTAAATGAGGCGATTAATGGCTTTGACTTATTAGAAGCCATTCGTTCTCGTCAAGTTGTTAGCGAAGGCGAACTAATTGATGATGCTAACGCTGCCTTGAGTCGAGCCATTCAATTACAATCCGATATTGCCAACGGTGCAGATGTTTCGGGAAGAGCTATAGCAGGACAAGTTGCTGAGTTAGAAAATCTGAGAAATGTCTTAGAAAATACTAATTTTCAAGAAGATTATGCAGTTGGCTTAAAAGAAGATTTATTAAAAAACATTGAGCGATTATTACCTGGACTTAAAAGATTAAGGGGGGCAGGAGCAGAACTAAGTTCGACTTATGCCGAGTTAAACGTACAATTAGAAGAATTTATTACCAATCAAGAAATAGCAGCCGCCGAAGCCGAAGCCGAGATTGCTAAGCGAGTATTAAAAGGCGAAATTACACAAGAAGAGGCAGAAGCACAGAAAGCCCAAGATAAAGTTAAACGGGCACAAGAACGACTAAAAGAAATAGAAAAAGTCATCGCTGGTTATGATGCTGAGTTAAAAAAACGAGAGATAGAAGCTTTAAAAGAAGGAATAACAAATCGTTCAAAAGATATTAAACTTCCAACCTTTACGGATGAAGAAAGAAAAGCTTATAACAAACTGAGAAAAGAACGAGCGGAATTAGAAAAACAAATTGCTGAAGATTCCTTAGATATACAAGAAGAAAACGGCGTTAAAATTGTCAAGAGAACTCGCAAAAATTACAGCGACGCGCTCAGCGAATTAGACCGCTACAATGCGATGGCTTTGACTAAACAAGAAGAAGCAGAAACCCTCCGTCAAATTGAAATTGAAAAGGGATTACAAAAAGGAACAATTTCTCAAGAACAAGCCGATAAATTGCGACTAGAGTCGTCTCAGGAGTTACTGAAGAGACAGATTCAAATTGAGAAGATAAGAGCTGCCGAAATAGAAAAGTTAACGGATAAAGATATCGATCCAACCGAAAAAGACCAGCTTCTAGGACAAAGTAAACAAAAACTTGCTGAGTTAACTTTACAACTGCTACAAAGCGAACAGGAAGCGACGCAAAAAGTTAGCGAGATGCAAGAAAAGGCGAGCGCAAATCGCCTCAAGCAAATCGATCTCCAAACTGAGGCGTTATCGCGTCAAGAGGAAGCAATAGAGCGCATTAACCAACTCGCTCAAGCGGGAGCCGATTTAGCCAAGGCATACAACGCTGCCGCTAGCGCCCAAATTGATTCTCAACTCGCCAGGTTAGATCGCATCGGGGAACTAATCGACGCGGTAAGACCGGAACTTTCTGACGTACAACAAAAAGCGATCGCTGCCAGACAGAAGAGGGCGGCGGCTCTTGAATTGAGAGCGCAAGGATATAACCCGCAACGCGAGACGCTGGCACAATTTGAGTTGAGGATAGCCAGAGAGCGCATAGCCCTAGAGGAGCGATCGCGCCAACTGAAGTTAGAAGCCCAAAAACAAGAGCAGACTTTAGCGCTGGCAAATCTGCAAATAGAACGCAAAAAACTAGAAATCTCTCAAAAGCGATCGCAATTGGAGACCGAGAAGGAACTAGCCGAACTGCGACGCAGCAAGATTGAGGAGCAAAAGAATCTAAGAAGTGCGGCAAGCTCCGAAGAAAGAGCGGCGATACAGGAGAGTATTAGGCTAATCGACCAAGAACTTGCGGCAACGACTGAGAGACTCTCGTTGCTCAATGAAGAATACCTGCAAGAACAAGCCATTCTGGATCTCAAACAGCAGCAACTCAGAATCGAACAGGAAACGGCTAACCAACAACTGCAAAACGAACAGAATTTAGCCAGAGCAAAAGAACGGCAAGAATATATCGGTAAGGGCGGTCGTGCTACCGATCTAGTGCCGAGACGAGATTATAATGCCCAATACGGTCGCCCTCAAACGATTGGCGATTTGATGCAAAAATATCCGGCGAGCATTCCCGTTCCGCCAATGTCGGATCTTAGTAGAGCCGTCGAACAGAGCAATCGGTCTGTAGTGGCAAAGTTGGATAGTTTGATTGCGGCTGTTAACGCGCAGAAGCCGCCACAGCTAACGCAGAGCAATCAATTTATCAATCAGTTTGCCGACGCGAATCAGAAAGAATTGTTGAGGAAGGTGCGAAGTCAAGTGGCAGAAGACGTGACGGGAATTGTCAAGGGAGCGGTGAACGCGATCGCTCCTCTGAAGTTCTAAAGTTCAAAGTGCGTCTGGGCACTTTGAACTATTTCAATCCTTTTCGCCTACAGGCGCGACAAATGCCAGAGGCTCTCGTTTGAGAGCTTTTGAGCCTCGCGCCACATAGAGTACAAGTTGGGCATTCAGGGCTATTTGCCCTCGCCCATTCGCGCTTAGTTTTCTTGACGCGATCGCGCTTTTGATAGTCGGGATGACGTTCGATAAAAGCATCGTAGCGTTCGCCTGAGTCTTTGTATTTTCTGGGTCTAGGCATTGTCTTTCTCCATTGGATCGTCTCTACCGATCCCTAATTGGCGCAGCGTAGTTTTGACATCCTGCCATTTGGTTCCACAGTAGTAATACTTGCGATCGCGCAAGTTCGCGAGGTAATAACCAAGTCTGCCGCCATTAATCCTAAATAGCTCAATGGTTACTTCTTTTTTGGTCAACCCATAGGCTTTCTCTGGATTGCGAATGTCTACAGACGATTGAGGCGGTTTATAAAAAGGTTTCCCCGAACGAAATCCCCATGCTCCGGGGCATCGCTCGACGATACGAATATAACTTGGGTAGTAGATTTTAGTGGTCATGATAGTATGGGAAAAAGCAAGGAAGATGCCCCTAGAGATGAACTAGGGACATCGGTGGTTTAGTTGTCGGTTTCGGTTTCGTCGTTTAGTTCAAGATTGTCTTTGACTTCTTGGCTATCGACGAAATAGTCAATCACTTCGCCTTCCTCATCCATCTCTGCCCATTGATCGTTCTCTGGAGAAAGAATTTCATGGGTTTTGGTAGGACGGTATTCGTCGTTATGACCGTTGCCGTTACCGTTATTGGCTTGAGTAATACACACCTCCTTTGTAAATTACTTCTCTATTATATCGTTTGTCTACAAAAGTGGCAAGAGAAGAATAAAAATAGCTAAAAACTACGATTGCAATTGACCAAATTCCATTGTGAAATAATATCTAATCCATCGCTCGTCCTTCTCTTTTTTTTGAGCGATATAGCCCTACGAGGGCATATTAAGACATAATAGTAAAAGTAGTTTCGCCAAAGACACAAACATTTATTATGCCAGCCCCTTACGATTACGATCTACGACGCAAAGCCATTAATGCAGTCAAACGTG